ACAACAAGGACTTCTGGCATCATCGTTAACTGGACTTAAAAACCTAGGATTGGCAACTGGTAACGAGTCTTCAAAGAACCTTAGCGGGTTGATTCAAGCCAGTACCATCATTGGTGTGGGATCAATGGACAAGTTTGTTAAAGGTATTGCACCTCCGGGAGTTGCGGCAGCAATCAAAGCTAACATCAAGGGCGCACAATTCTCAACTAAGTTTGTACAAGACAACATAGGAGAATTTAGCGGATTTGCCAAAGCGGCTGAAAGTGCAACAAATACAGTAAACAGAAGTGGTGTAGATGCCGGGGTTAAAAATGCATTAGGCGATATTAAAATTCCTGCACCTGAATTTAGCCCAGTGGAGCGTGAACCCGATGTTCCCACTGAAGCTAGCAAACTTACTGATGAGGCAGTAAAAATTGTTGATGCCGCTGTGACTTTTTTGAAATCTGTTAATACGTTGGTAGATGAAGCCATACAAAAAGCCAGGACGCTTGACTCCCAGCAACCTCTAACGGCATCACAAATTAGTGCGTTTGAGAGTCAACGGGATTCCTATAGAACATTGTTTAATAATAATTGGAAAAGTGTTTATCTTCCCCAGATAAAATCGTTAGACGATGCCAAGTATGATTCAATAAGAGAAGACATCACATCAACGTTGGCAATAGTGCGCAGATTGGTCAACTTAATATCTAGTATATCAATTGCGCAAAAACAACAGATTGAGCAGTGGAAAATCAACGCTAATACAAATACATAAATATTGACATGGCTACTTTTATTGGATTCAACACTATTGATCAGACCAAAAAATTTACTCTGACTGACGCGGCACTGGTTCAGCGTAATTTTTTAAATGCATTAAACATTCAACCTGGTGAAATTCCTGGTAGACCTGCCTACGGAACAAAAATCTGGGGATTTATGTTTGAGAGCCAAACGCCAGCCACAATGGCAGCGATGCTCCAGGAAATTCAACGTGTTGCAGCCGGAGATCCTAGAATGTATATTGCAGATGCCAATGTGTATCCACAGGACAATGGGGTTCTTATTGAATTGCAAATACAAATAGTTCCTAGTAACACAGCAGAACGTCTGGCTATATTTTTTGATCAAGATACTCGTACAGCCACAATAGCTTAATATACCTAGATTATCTTAATGGTAAATACTCAAACAGTGAGTGACCATGGCTAAAACAACGAGACAAACCGCAATTTTTGGCGTAGAGGATTGGAAAAGACTTTACCAAACTTATCGTGAGGCTGACTTTCAAAGCTACGATTTTGAAACTCTACGAAAAAGTTTTGTAGACTATCTGCGACTCTATTATCCAGAAACCTTCAATGATTATATCGAGTCAAGTGAGTTTGTTGCGTTGCTTGATGTCATGGCATTTATGGGTCAAGCTCTTGCGTTCCGTAATGACTTAAACACTCGCGAAAACTTCATGGACACAGCCGAACGCAGAGATTCAGTCGTGCGCCTTGCAAATCTGATCAGCTATTCTCCCAAGCGAAACATCGAAGCTGAAGGTTATTTAAAAGTTCTTTCAGTTAGTACCACTGAATCAGTTGTTGACTATAATGGTATTAACCTTGCCAATGTAACCATTGATTGGAACGATGCTGCCAACAGCAACTGGTTTGAACAATTTGTATTAATTGTTAACTCGGCGTTGGTAGACAGTCAAAAATTTGGTCGCCCAGGAAATAAAAATACAATTTTGGGTGTAGCAACGGACGAATACACCATTAATCTTACTCCTGGCTTTTTGCCAGTTGTACCTTACAATAGCACAGTTGACGGTGTCAGCATGCCATTTGAAGTGGTGAGTGCCACAACTCTTGGACGTGAGTATGTTTACGAGCCCCCACCACAACCATCAGGTGAGTTTAATGTGCTTTATCGCAATGACGGGCTTGGGTTTGGCAGTGCCAACACTGGTTTCTTCTTTTTGTTTAAACAGGGTGTGTTACAAAATCAAGACTTCAACCTGTCAGAAGCTATTCCTAACCGCACAGTAAACATCAACATCGAAGGGTGTAACGAAAATGATCATTGGCTTTACAAATTAGACAACGTTGGTAGCATTTCTGGTGAGTGGACATTTGTTGAAAACATTTTTGCTGGTGCAGTAGAACAATTGCAACCTGATCAACGCACACTTTATAGTATAACCAGCAGATCCAATGATCAAATCACATTAATATTTGGTGATGGTGTGTTTAGCAGTGTTCCGGTTGGATTGTTCCGCGCTTACGTTCGTGCAAGTAACGGGCTTGAATATATTATCAATCCTGAAGAAATGCAGTCAATCACAATTCCAATCAGTTATATCAGCCGCAAAGGCCGATTGGAAACAATGACATTCACTTGTGGCATCACACAACCAGTGTCCAATGCCAAGGCACGCGAAAACATTGCCGATATCAAACAACGTGCTCCTGCAAGATACTACACGCAAAATCGAATGGTCAACGGCGAAGATTATAACAATTTCCCGTTTACCAAGTTCAATGGCATTATCAAAAGCAAAGCTGTGGCACGTAGTACAATTGGTGCATCAAGATATCTTGATTTAACCGACGTCACAGGAAAATACAGTAGTACAAACATTTGGGCATCTGACGGCATGCTATATCGTGAAAATGCCCCACAAAGTTTTGAATTTGAGTGGTTAACTCGCAACAACATTGTGGACACTATTACAAATTCTGCAGAACCGTTGCTTGGCAGCAGAAGTATGTTGCAATTCTACTATCAAAATTATCCTCGTCCTCCACTAACAGTGCTATCGGCGGGATGGAGTCAATCTACAAATTTAGTAAACGAAACAACTGGATATTTCTATCAAGGCACCAGTTCAAGACCGTTGCCAATTGGTAATTTTACCGACAACAATGCCAAATACATTACTCAAGGAAGTTTGGTTAAATTTGTTCCCCCAGTTATTAACGGTCAACCCTATTACTTTGATGCCAACAATCGATTAGTTGCTGGTGTGCCTGTTCGCGCAGATGAAAAATTAGTAATTTGGGCCACTGTTTCGGCGATTGTTGTTGATGGAACTGCACAAGGACTTGGCAATTTACCAGATGGTATTGGTCCAGTTACACTTAACAACTTTGTGCCAACTGGTGCTTTGGCCGAACTTGTAATTCCAAAATTTGTTACAGATATTCCCAACAGCCTTGAACAAACCATGATACAGCAAATTGAGCTGTATAGAAACTTTGGCCTTGGATACGACAATACCAACGCTACTTGGTACTTGATATCGTCATCTAACTTAGATTCAACTGGTACATTTAGTTTAAGCAATGCAAAAAATACACAAGGCTTGATGCTTGATGCTTCGTGGTTGATACAGTTTACTACTGACGGTACCACTTACGTGGTTACTGCACGTGGGCTTGATTACAAGTTTGCCAGTGTGTTAGAAACAAGATTCTACTACGATGGCAGCGGTGAAGTATATGATAACCGGACTGGATCAGTTATTAACGACTTTGTGAAAATACTAAAAACTAATAGTCGCCCAGACAGTAACTATCCACTCACAGCCGATGTTGTAACAGACATCATTGGTCAACCAGAGCAAAGCGATGGTTTTGTAAATGACTATGAAGTAATTGTGAGTTACAAAGATTCCGATGGCGACGGCGTTGCCGACAATCCAGACTTCTTTGATGAAGTGGTTGCTCCGCTGGTAGACCCAAACACAAAGTTGGTGTTTTTTGAATTGTTGACTGACTTTGACGATCTTGAACGATACTTACCAGTTGAACCAGGGTTGGTCAATGCCAGCTTTGCAAATCTAAATGCAATTGAAGTTGTCAAGAATGAGTTTGTTAACGGTCAAATTTTTTATACAACAACTACAAAGTTGTTTTACAAACTCGAAATAACAACAATTTCTGGTATTATTCAGCGCACATTAATTCCACAAACAACCTACATTGCACGGACCGGCCGCGGCAATTTAGCATTCCAGTATAGACACAACAGTCCGTTGACCAACGTGATTGATCCAGGAACATCTAATATTATTGATTTGTATCTGGTGACGCAAACATATTACAACGGGTATCAAAATTATATTAGAGACACAACTGGCACAGTGCCAGAACCAAGTCAGCCAACTATCAGTGAACTAACCGCGGCATATTCAAGTCTTGATGATTACAAAATGGTATCAGATAACTTAGTGTTTAATTCAGTAAAGTTTAAACCACTGTTTGGTGCCAAAGCACCTGCAGATCTACGCGGGACTATCAAAGTTGTTCGAGCACTCAACACAGTGGCCAGCGATAGCGAAATAAAAAGTCAAGTTGTGACCAACATCAACAACTATTTCACAATTGACAAGTGGGAATTTGGCGATAGCTTTTACTTCTCAGAGCTTGCCGCATATTTGCACAGACAACTTGGATCAATTATATCATCCGTGGTCTTGGTACCACTTAACCCTTTAAAGAGTTTTGGCGATCTTTATGAAATTGGTTCTGCACCCAATGAAATATTTGCAAGTGCGGCAACAGTTACTGACATAGAAGTCATTGACGCTTTGACACAAACTAATATTCGCAGCCAAACACCGTTGGCGGGTTTGTCTTTGAGTAACACAACAAATGGTAGTTGATAAATGGCACAACGTAGAACAGTAGATCTTTTACCGGAAATTTTCCGAACCGAACCCAACAAGCAGTTTTTGTCAGCTACGTTAGACCAGCTTACACAAGAACCTAATTTTGTTCGGACACAGGGATATGTGGGTCGTCGTTACGGCTTTGGGATAAACCCACTTGACAATTATGTTGTTGAGCCTACAAAAACACGCACTGATTATCAGCTTGAGCCAGCAGTGACATTTCTCAACAACGGCACCAGAGCTGTAAGAGATACGTTGACGTATCCAGGCATGATTGACGTTTTAAAGTTGCAAGGTGGCAACGTTGATCGGCCCGATCGTTTGTTTACCAGCTCCTACTATGCCTGGGACTCATTCTGTGACTTTGATAAGTTCAGCAATTATAGTCAATACTATTGGTTACCTGGTGGTCCTGATCCTGTTGATGTTGCCACAACCGAAATACCAATTAGTGATGACTACACTGTGACCAGAACAACCAGTGCTTATTCCTTTAGCGGGATACCTGGCAAAAATCCAATAATGACATTGTTGCGCGGTGGCAATTATACATTCTCTGTTAACCAGCTGGGTCATAAATTTTGGATACAGGCCGCACCTGGAGTGGCTGGTGTTATGCCAGCAACCCCAAACATCTGTAGCAGAGATGTGTTTGGTGTTGACAACAATGGTGAGGACTTTGGAACAGTAACATTTAATGTTCCACATAAGACTGCCCAAGATTTCTATTATAATCTTACTCAAGCACAACCTGTTGACTTGATAACAAGCACAGTGACTTTGGCTCAGCTCAATAACATTTATGTTGATGCATTTTTGGCAGCTAATCCCAACGGTGTTGATGGTATCACCGAGCTCAATGGAAGAACCATAGTATTTGCTAACACACTGTCAGGCGCAGAACCTGGTGGCTGGCAACTAACCACCCAATATGACCCGTTGGTTCGTACAGTCCCCAATCAGGTTGGAGCAACCATTAGCTATGATGTAAACGGCCAACCCTATGATGATGTTCCCTATGAAACATTTACTAATACAATTATCAGCGGTGGCCCTGATCCATTAGATAGTCAACCAGGTAGTTTTGATAGCTTGCTCTACGATCAAGTCACAGACATTGACTTACTGTCACAGAGATATAGCGTTTGGCAAATTAACTATGTGTACGACAACGACGGCAACCCGTTTATGCGTCTTAACAGCATTCGCGCTGTTGATGAATTCAGTAAATTTAACATCTTATACGGCACACAGTACAACAATACTCAATGGTATAAAGATGCTGAAGGCTACATCAAAATTATACCGTTGCTCACAGCCGCGTTAGACACGCTGTACTACCAAGATGCAGATAACCCTGAAATCTTTGGACAGATTCGATTGCTTGAAACAACCGACCCAACAATTCTTGATATCAATGACATTGTTGGCGCCAAAGATTATGTTGCTCCCAACGGAGTAATTTTTACAAATGGATTAAAAGTTCAGTTCCGCGGACCAACTAAACCGGTTCAATACCAAAATTTAACTTATTATGTTGAGGGTGTTGGTACCGGACCAGGACTAAATCAACGTGTTGGATTTGTAGATGGCCGCGCCTATTTTGGACAATACCACGTGGAGTTGGGTAAAAAAGTGACTGGCGCAACCAACAATGGTACATTCCAGCAATACATCTATGATACAGTAGAAGAAAGTTTGTTGAATCCAAGTAGTGGAACACCTGCCGGCGCACCATTACCGCAAGATTCTGTGCTGGGCGCTGAGAACGGGTTTGGTATTCAACTAATACCAGTATCAGACTTTATTACACCAGAAGATTACACACGTAATATATTAACTCCGTATGATTCCACGTTTTATGATGTGGGCGGGTATGACGAAACACTGAACTCCCCACTTGTGCCTGATTACATCACTATGAATCGTGCAAGCATTAGCCGTAATGCCTGGAGCCGTAGTAATCGTTGGTTCCACATAGACGTTATTAATTACACATCACAACTCAACAATTCAGATTTAGTTGTTGATAATGATCAACGAGCAAAACGTCCCATTGTTGAGCTTAGATCTGATCTCAAGTTATGGAATGCTGGAACAGAAGCAAAGTCTCCAGTTAACATTATTGATTTTGTTGAAACAGATGCCCTTAGCAATATCAATGGACAAATTGGCTATGCAGTTGATGACTATAATTTTTTACCTGGAACATTGGTTATTTTTGCTGCCGACATTGACAGTGAAGTACGTAATAAAATTTATCGCGTTGACTTTATCAACCCTGACGGCAATATCAATAGCCCAGATATTATTAACTTGGTGCCAATTGACCAGCCGCAAGTCCGTCCAAACCAACAAATTGTAAGTTTAAACGGGGTATCTCAGCGGGGATTGACACACTGGTTTGATGGTGCAGTATGGCGCCAAGCACAAGCAAAAACAAAGGTAAATCAAGCCCCGTTATTTGATGTGTTTGATGCACAAGGACGTAGCTTTGGCGACCTAGCAGTATATCCAAGTAGCACATTTGCTGGTAATCGTTTGTTTGGTTACGCTGAAGGTGGCACTACAATAATTGATCCAGTGCTAGGACAGTCACTTGAATATTTGAATCTCAACAATGTTGGTGACATTGTTTTTGAGAATTTTCTCTACACTGAAAGCTTCTTGTATGTTCAAGACAATAAAAGTATACAATTAGCAGTTAGTACAGGATTTGCCAGACAATATATTGATCGAGTATCATTCTCTAATCAGCTTGGATGGCAAACTGCGGCAGCGCCTAATAGATCTAGACAGGTATTTGAATTTATTGCCAACGGTGATCCATTGTTGTTGGGAATTCCAATTGAATTAGACACAGTGTTTGCACCTGTGCAAATATTTGACGATGGTGTATTTGTTGATACATCCAGATACACCGTGTCTGTATCAGGCACAAATACAACAATTACGTTTGCAATACAACCCGATGCTGGTTCAATAATTGAAGTAATGGTGTTTAGTGACATAAGCAGTAATAATGCATTCTATCAAGTACCATTGAATCTGTCAAACAATGCAATCAACGGCAACAGTAATCAGTTTACATTGGGGTCAATTCGATCCCATTACGAAACTATTGCAGAAAATGTTCGGGGATTGATTGGGCCAGTTAACGGCGCCAACAACATTAGAGACTTGGGCAATATCACACGGTACGGTACCAAGATTGTACAGCACTCAAGCCCATTGGTACTGGCAGGTACATTTATGCGCCAGGCGCAGTATGACTTGTTTGGTTCGTTAACATTTAACAGTAGAGAATATATCAAATACAAGGCAAGATTATTAGATCTTGCCGCCCAGGGCGATTTTATAAACCAAACGCCAACTGAAATACTTGATGCAGTAACGCTAGAAGTTTCTTTACCTAGAGGTGAAGAATCACCATTCTATTGGAGTGACATGCTGCCAACAGGACAAGACTATACGGAGTTGACTTACACTTATAGTTTTGTGTCAACCAATACAGTTGACGTTAGCAGAATATATGACTTTACATCATCAAATTATCAATCGTTGTTGGTGTACCTCAACGGAGAAATATTAACCATTGGGTATGATTACACAGTATCTCAAGATTCAGCAACAATAACAATCTTACAATCTTTAGCAATTGGTGATGTTATTAAAATTCGTGAATACAATACCACAATTGGTAACTATGTACCTAATACCCCAACCAAACTTGGATTGTACCCAGCTTATCAACCAGCAAAATATATTGACGAAACTTATATTGAGCCCACGTTGGTAATACGTGGTCATGATGGGTCAATTACAGTGGCCTATGGTGACTTTAGAGATGATGTTCTGTTGGAATTTGAAACAAGGATTTTTAATAATCTCAAAATCAAGAGTGCAATACCATTGACTCAATATGATGTTATACCAGGACAATTCCGTACAACTGACTATACTCTTGAAGAAATAACATCTATGTTGATCCCAGACTTCTTGTCCTGGGTAGGTCAGAATAGATTGACTTACACGGCACAAAGTTATTCAGGTACTGAGCCGTTTACTTACAATTACAGTCAAAGTTCTGACCGAATCAACGGCGAGCCTATGTTGGGTGCCTGGCGCGGAATTTATAACTATTTCTACGATACAATATCACCCAACACAACGCCGTGGGAAATGTTGGGATTTAGCCAACAACCCAACTGGTGGGAAGCTGAATACGGTCCTGCACCTTATACATCAGGTAACATGGTTCTTTGGGAAGATCTCGAAGCTGGTTATATTGCCGATCCTGACAATCCTAGAATTGATCCAATTTTTGCCCGCCCTGGATTGACACAAACAATACCAAGCGGTTCAGAAGGTGAACTTTTATCACCGTTGGCATCAACAGTCGGAAACTATGATGGTACTAGTTTCCGACGTAGTTGGGCGTTTGGCGACAATGGCCCAGTTGAAAACGTATGGCGAACAAGTTCATCGTGGCCTTTCGCAGTCATGCGCTTGTTGGCGTTGACTAAACCTGCAGAGTTTTTTAGTTTGTTTGTTGATCGTGATCAGTATTTGTTTGACGAAGGACTGGGTCAATACCTTTGGGATGATCGATATCGTCTTGAACCTGGCACAGTGTCTCCTTTATATGGCAGTGGTACTAGCCGCGCCAGTTATATTAACTGGATTATTGATTACAATCAACAACGTGGTGTAAACAGTAGCAGTAATCTTACAAAAGATTTGTCTGATGTTGATGTACAACTCTGCTGGAGAATGGGCGGATTTAGTGATAAAAAATACCTAAAAATATTTACAGAGAGATCAAGCCCAGGCGGACTTAACTCTAGTTTGTTATTGCCAGACGAAAGCTACAGTGTGATATTGTATGCCAACCCAGCGTTTGATTTAATCACTTACAGTTCCGTAATTGTACAAAATGTCAATGGCGGATATGCTGTCTATGGATATGATACATTAAACAACTATTTTGAAATAGCGACCTCAAGTCCCATGGGAAGATCAGTGACCATATCGGCAGGCGGCAATACTGAAAGAGTGTCCATTGAATATACTGACACCGTGGTAAGGGTTCCTTACGGATTTGTTTTTAATAATCGTAATGC